GGCAGCAGCAGTAGCGGATGCTTCAGCTTCAGCAGCCTTTGTAGAAGCTACACTAGCTTCATTAGCAGCATCTGTAGTTGCGTCTCCTGGTCCTCCTGCTCCTCTAAATATCGCCATTATTTTTCCTTACTTAGTTGCAATGTACATCGTGACTTCAAAACCAAATCTCATTTCAGTGTATTCAGGCTTAGTCCACATAGTGTTTCCTTTGTCGTAGTTTAAGTAGTTCTTGTTTTTTGTGATTATCTAATTCACGCTTACGGCAGAAGTCTTGCCAAGTCATAACACCCTCCAATAAAGAAAGATGCGTTCCTTCGGTTTCCCTACTTCCGTCCTAATGGATGAACGACAATAATAAGACTCCCCAAGCCTTGTGAGCCTGGGGAGTTATCTGCTTAATTAAGCAGGAACAGCTAGAGCAACAGCAGAGCTATCACGCAACTCAGCTACACCGTAAAGCATATCTGATGTGAATAGCGTACCGAGGTACTCTTGCTTGTACTGGGTCTGTGAACGTACGCCCATCTGCTCAGCAAGAACAAAAGCGTCCTTGTGTGCAAGTAGACAGATACGGTCAGTACCAGAACTTCCAGCAGCCGTGTCAGCATTGGTTGATACATAGGCTGTTACACCATATAGATCACCAATCATACCGTTACGGATTGTGTTAGATGAACCAACCTCACCAACAAACGCTTGCTCAGTGAATCTAGCTAGACCCATAAGAGTGTTACGAGTTGTTGGAGGAACGATCAAGCAACGATCAGTCATTGGTACGTCAGCATCATCGAGTCGCTGGATAGAACGTCTGATACCTGCATCAGCCAATGCAGCAGCATTAGAAGATGTAGAGTTGTAGACTGTTGTACCGTTAGAACCGATGAATGCGTTAGTTGATGCAGCAGCAGTAGAGTACGCAGTACCTGTACCAACTGCTCGACCAAGCTGAATCAAGTCAGTATCAACTTGCTTAGCAAGAGCGTAACCAGCGTCATCAGTGTAGAACTTTCGTAAAGAGCTTAGAGCTTGTGTCTCAACGATGTCCTCAATCAAACGTGAGTACTCGTAGTGCTTGTCGATAAGAACCTGAATTTCTGTCTCAGTTGCTGCAATCAGTGTGACCTGAGTTGAAGCTGCTTTAACAGATGCTGCTCCACGAGTAGGCTTCGGAATGTGAAGCGTATCGCCTTTTTTGCCTTTGAAAGACATCTTGCTGAACATATTAGCAGCAACAAGATTTTGCTTGTAAGCTGCAACAATTTCGTCACTCCAAATCTCTGGGATAAACTTATCCGCAGTGGTCTTGGTGACATGATTAGTACCTAGTGCCATTTTTTATTTCCTTTCAGTTATTTGACACGTCCCTCCGCGTATGCAGCCATAATTTCATCTGACATAGCTTCGTAACGTGCGGGATCACGTAAACGTAAGTTAATTAGATCAGCCCTTCGATAAGTTTTTCGTGAAGACGGTGCAGGTGAACCAGTGTTAACTGTAGCAGCTTTTAAATTGTTACTATTTTCTTTTTTTGACTCAGCAACTAAAGCAGGATCAGAAGGTTTTTGTGATTTACTTGGACTTATCATGTTCCAAGTAGATAAAAGCTCTGATGCAGAATCATAATCATAATTCCCATCAGCTTCGGCATACAGTCTAGTACGTACCGGAGATGCTTTAATCCATTCAAAAAACTCAGGATTCTGTATTACTTCGTCAAAATTAGAAAACTCTGATCTCAATTTAGTAGCAACTTGCTGTTGCCTATAAGACGCAGCTTGTTGCTGTGCCTGTGTAACAGCAGGGTGTTTACTTACAGCTTCATTGATTGCAGCTTCAGGGTCTTCATATAATCGTTGAGAAAAATCTATTTCTTCTTTCGGGGTTTCAACGGCTTTCTTTTCTTCGAGTTGTCGTTTTAAAAGTTCGTCAGCTAGTCTTCTGACTTCGCCAACTTCTTGAGCTTGTTTACCAATTAACTTTTCAGCTTCTTGGTGCATCTTAACAATGTCTTCAACAGACTTGCCTTGATACTTGTCAGGTATAACAACTTCAGGTTTTTCCTCTGCAGCTTCTACTGCTTCTGGTTCCTGTTGTTCGTCTTGACCTAACTCTTCAACATTATTAAACTCAATCTCTTCCTCTAACGGTTCTTCAAATTTAGCCATATAGTCTCCTGTCACGCTTGTGATTTTAGGAATTAAAAAATATCACCAGACGCTAACCCTCTCTGCGCTTGTTGGCGATTCTTGTTGCTTCTTCGTGCTTCCTAGCCCAAGCATCAGCAGCAGTCGGGAAGTCTCCAGTGACTCCTTCTAGTGCAATGCGTGGTGCTGAGATAACTCGAAGTGACATACACTGACAAGTAGGACACTCAATAGCGTTTACCTTCTCATCAATATAACTCTCAGTAATGTGACCTTCGCCACACTTAAATTCAAAGATTCTCTTCATTGTTCAGTTGCTCCCAGGCTTCCTCAGAAAGTTTCTTGAGAGTTCTAATCCAATGTAGAACATCTAACTGTCCTTTACGAAAGTTTAAATCTTCAAGGCTTTGTGTAGCCATCAGATTATTTCTTTCGTCAATCATTACTTCAACGTCTGCCAACAAATCTTTGTAACCTTTTGTTGACATCATTTCAAATCTTGCTTCGTAATACTCTTGGAGTTCTTTATCCAAACTGGAGTTCTCCTGTAATGGTTTTAATAGTGCTCCGACTATAACATATTTTTAGTTATTTGTCAAGCGTTATTTTGTTGCATTGTTACTATTTTTTCATTAGAGTCAATATCTTTCTCTTTTAACAATAAATCAGCTACTTTAGCTCGTTTTTCA